GCTTCAATGTCGTGTTTGCGTCGCTCTTGGCGATGAGAGCCTTCAGCGTCATGAGGTTTGCCGATGCCATTGGCACGTCGCCATCCTCCACGGCTGGCATGTCGAAGTCGCGGCGTGCCTCGTTCACGGTGCAGAGTCCTGCCTGCATCTTCAGCTGTGCCACCTTTGCACGGCGTTCGGGGTCCATCACCATCAGCGGGTCTTCGCAGATGTGGATGTCGCGGGTGCCGTAGTCCTTCATGCCGATGAGCTTGCGCGCAATCTCCTTCTCGTTGCCGGTCTTCTGAGGCAGAATGGTTCGCGTGTGGAACTCCATCGTCGCGTTCTGATAGTCGTTGTAGTGGCTGTTGGTGTCGAGCATCAATAGTGGCCTCGGCACACCGAAAAACCTTGCCACGTCGTCGTTCGTTGCACCCATCTGCTCGAACATCTGCATCTCGGCACTCGTCATTGAGATGTTCTGCACCTTATCCAAGCCACGGATGGCGAGGATGTCGTGACCTGAGTACATCTTGTCTTGCAACTCCTTAGCGTAGGCTTGCATCTGGTCTTTGTTGTACTGACCGCCGCTAAGCAGCCCTTGCTTTCCGCGTTGCTCCTCACCGATGATCAGTTTCACGCGGCCACCCTTTGCGGCTGTTTCGAGAGCCTGCGAGCGCAGGGTGCGGTTTAGCGAAAGCGTCTCAATGGCATACTGAAGCGTCGGGATGCCCCACAATCCGTTCTGATAGCGGAAGGTGTTAGCGAAGTGCAGCACGTCTTCACGCGGCACGTCCGTCAGCGTCATGTAGCCGTGGTCGGTCAGATAGACGATGCTGGCATAGCGACCCGTGTTGATGTTGTAGCCGCCCGTCTTCACCAGCCACAAGTGCAGGGGGAATCCGAACTCGTCGCGCTCGATATACACGAAGCTGTTGCCGTAGAACAGGCGGTTGATTTCCACCAGCCGCCACAAGTCGCTGGCGGACATGATGGGGTTCGGCTCCTGCTGCAACAGGTAGTTGATGCGCTTACCCAGTCCGCGCATGTCTTGCACGAAATTGCCCTTATCGAAGTCCTTCTTGCGATACTGCACGGGCATGACGCTCATCGTGTCGGCTCGGAGGTTGACGGCACGATAGACCGCACCCACCACCAATGCCGACTCAGGACCGCGAACAGACACGATGCGCTCCTGATAGTCGCCACCGCTCACCTTCGGCCCCTGGTCTGTTGTCGATGTCGGCACGCCCGGAGTTATCGCCGTGGTCGGTGCTGAGACCTCGCGTGTCTTGAACCAATTTCTGAAGAAATTATCCATATCTTATTAGTCTTTTCTAAGCGTTCAAATCATTGCTGTGGGTTTACCGCGTGAATCTCGATGACCTTCATGTTCGTGGCGATCCACGCAGAGACCAATCGCTCGCCGATGAATGATATGGTGCGCATCTGATAGTCGGCCCGTTCCTCGCCGAAGTCACGCACGGCCTTCTCGCGCCAAAGTTTCAATTCTTCGTCAAAGTAGTGCGTTGAACCGATGAGCGATGTCTTGATGTGATTCAAGATTGGGAACAGCCAGTCGCACATGTCGCAGAAGTCGCCCCACCACATCACGAAGCACATATTCCCCAGCAGCGTCGTGGAGGTTTTCAGGTACTCGCTGTAGGCATTGTCCGCGCCATGATGATAGTCGAGCACGTCAATAGCCGCCTGCAAGTCCTCGCGGTGGTGGCACTTGCCATAATGGTTCAGGATGGTGTCGCCCAAGTCATATTTGGTATAGCATGAGCACTCGCCGCGCTCAGGCAGACGTGTCGGCTCGAACTGTCGGCGATAGTGGTTGATGCCGATATAATCGCTGCTGACGTTATTGCTCCAGATGTAGTAAAGAACCACCAACTCAGACCAAGCTGGATTCAGACGGTTAATGCCTCGGCCCATATCGTCGAGGTGTGTGCCGTAGAGTTTGCGGGTACGGGTCTCCTGAAGACCGTACTGCTCCACCTGTTCGTCACGGTGATACACCGTCCAAATCTTTAAGTCCTGCTTCATAGTTTCCAGTGTCTTTCGTTCAACTTCAACCATCGCTTCTGATTTTCCGTGTCACGCTGTCGCCACGACCCACCGTGATAGTGCAGATAGTAATCGGTGAGGTTTTTCACATTCCATCCTACCAATTCAGGTTTGCCGTTGATGACATCTTCGAGCAACGATGCTGCCGTGTCGTACCAATTACCGCGTGTCATCTCGCCTTTTTGGAGTGCCCAGCATCGCATGGGGTCGAAGAACTTCACGCCCTTGGCCACCAGCTTCGGCACGTTCATGTAGAGCAGGAACGGGTAGTATCTCGGAATCACGACAGGGTTGTTCGGCTTCCACTCAATCTTACCGACTGTGGAAAACTCTTCGCGCCACATCCAGTCGATGGGTTTTGTCAGGATGGCATCACCTTCAAGCAGGACAAAGCCTTGCGGAATCAGTTTCCAGAGTTCCTGAACCGTTCGGATATGCTTCGCACTTCCGAAATTAGAGAGCATCGCCCATTTGGGCTCGCGGTCAGGATATTCAGCCAGGAACTTGTCAAAGTCTATCACCTGACCTTTGGTGTTGTCTATGACCGTCACGCCCTTCAACTTGGCCGTGAATGGTCGCGCATGGTTGGTACCGAGTGAGGTCGTCGAGTCAGCGGAATTGTCGAAGATGACAATCTCATAGTTTTCACCGCCATGCTTGCGTATCGACTGCACAGCTGCCTCGGTGATCTCCGGCGTATTGAAATGAATCATCGCAACCACCCTGTCGCACTTCGGCATCGGTGGCAGCTTCGCGGCCTTCGCCGCCGTTGTTTTCTTCTCTGTCGTTTGCTTTTTTGCCATAGTTGTTCGTTTTTAGGGTTATTCTACTTCCTCGTGTTGTACGGTCAGGCAATGGCCGTCGCTCGTTACGAGGATGTGCGGCTCACTGCTGCAAAGTACACGCATGGGGAATAGGATATTTCGCTTACCAGTCAGCAATACCTCATACACGCTGTAGTCTCGGTTGGGTGCTGTCAGTTGCACGTCGCTGATGACGGCCTCGCCTGCCAGCATCACATCCTCAGCCACAGAATTCTTTTCACCGCTGGCAAGTGCCAGTTCTACCATCACCGTCTGACCGATGCGGTCCATGAGTGTCGCCGGGTCGTTGCGGTCGGGGTCTACCGTCACCACGCCACGGCTGCGAATGGTCCACGACAAGCCGACAGCGATATTGGTCGCAAAGTCGTCGGTGTCGTCCTTCGTCGACATCTGCTTCACGTTCAGGCGGATGTTCAAGTCACACTGCTGGGCAGCGGCCACGGCAACCTGGTTGCCGCTGCCGTTGTCCATAAACAGTCTGAGATTTTGCCCTTTTACCTTTGCCATAGTCTTGCACTTTCAGGGTTACTTCTTCTTGCTCGACTTCTTGCCGGCCTGCTCGGGCTGCGGATTCAAAGCCTGCTCATACGGGGCCCAGTCGATGGAGTCCTTCCGCGCCCAACCTTCATTAAGGCACTGGTTGATGTAACGCACGCCACCCTTGTAGAATCGATCAAGCTCCTCGAAGGTCTCGAACTCGTGATAGATGGGCTGTTTGTCTTCCGTCTCATTCAGTTTGAACTTGATTGGGACAATCTGCAAGCGATGAGCCTCGGAGAAGTTTGTCTGGCTCTCCTTTGACAACCATACGACAATAGGAGTCTCTGCACCGTCTGGTGTAAACTCGTAGCCATTGAGAATCTTCTCGTCAGTCTGCTTGTCGATGTCATCGAGAATAGCCTTCTTTGCTGCCTCGAATGACGGCTTACCCTGTTTCTTGTAAAAGTCGATCTGATACCACTCGGCCTTTCCGTCGCCAAGTTCCTTAAGGCCGTAACTGATCACCACGCGACTTGCGTCTTCAACCACCGGCTGAAAGTCGCTCACATTTCCTGAATACTTATTGTTCATGATTTTGCTTGTTAAATTAAACACTATCTAACAAGCGGGCGAAATATGGTTTGGGGTTTACTATCAAATGGAGAAACCTCAAATCATGCTGCCTTGATGATGTCGCCGTCTATCTCTTCAAACAGATGGTGACGGATGTTGTAAGATGCTGAGTGCGACAGCACACCCAGATAGGAATTGATGCTGGCTTCTGCGTGACTGATGTCGCGCAGGTCGATGGTCTTTACGTTCTCCTCGATGCGTGCCAGCGTCTTGTTTGAGATATAGTCGCGGTAGGGTTTGACGAATGCGCCCAGGAACTCTACGCCCTGACTAACCTCGCGGACGTGGAGTTTACCCATGTGGAGTTGCAAGCCTAATTCGTCGGCAAGGAACTCACGCACCTTGGGCACTTGCTCCAACAGCCACTCACGACAGGCATCCACCATTGCCGAATCGTCAACATACCGACCGTAATGCTCGCAAAGAATGTCTCGCTTCACAAATTGGTCAAATGGATTCATATAGACATTCGAGTATAGTTGTGAAGTCAGATTGCCAATCGGCAATCCGAGTCCTGGCTGCACGTAGCGCATACACTTGGCGCGGTCCATACCGTCCCAGTCGCTTTCGTCGCCCACGATGATGCAGTTCTCCATCGGGTCGAGCATGACAATCTGCTCGGTGAGCCACAGGATGAAGCGCATGTCGCGGATGTTGCGCCATGTGGTGGTCTTGGTCAGTATCACGCATTGTGGGATGGGCACATCGTCGGTCAGTCCTACCTTATGCGTGGACATCGTGCGCAGACTCTCGGTGGCTATCCGTAGCAGCTTCTCACGGTTGATGTGCATGAAATAACCTCGAATGTCGAGGTTCATGGCATAGCATGGTTGCGTCCAGTTGAGTGATGCCTGACGGATGTGCTGGCGCAGACGATCCACACCATAGTGTGTGCCGCGACCTTCGATGCAACTATATGAATCGGCGATGAAGGTGCGCTCAAACATCTGGTGAGTATAGCGGAAGTATAGGTGATGCACTATGCGGTCGCGGAACATGGCCGCGAACACCTCACGCTTCTTGGGATAGTCGATGACAAAGCATTTGGATGGTTGCGCCTTGTATTGGTGGTTCAGCAGGTCGTCGCAAAGTTCTTCGAGGTTCTGACGCAGGTTTCGCTCAAACTTCACCACACACGCCATCTTGTGCTTGTGGCGGGCTGCGTAGTAGTCGGCGATATATAAATCAAACAGCAGCTGCTCGCGTGTCAGGCGGTAGCCGCTGTCGTTGGTAAGTAAAGGATTGGTGAGGGGACGGCTTGTGGAGTTCACGCTGCCGTGGTGATCTTGGTCATTGTGGACGGCTCTATCGACGAGTGCTGCACCGCCCTGACAGAGAAGCCATTGAACCGATTGTTGTTGTTGGCTGGATTGACTCCTGACGCATTGAAGTTCAGGTTGTAACCGTTCGTCTGCGAGTTGAGCGACGCACTCCAGTAGTTCCCATTCGAGCCTCTGTTGTTGAGCCCCGTACCGTTACGGTTGCCAGAGGCGGGGAAGAAGCACAGGTCGTGGTCGGTTCCAGACTGACGGCACACGCTGAGTCGTCCAGTACCCATCGGATGGGCGGTGTGGTTCGGAATGTGAATGGTGTCGGTCGCCACCTGATACGATGCTTGCGGCAGAATACTGAGGCGTAAGCCACCGCGAGTCTTTGCTTTTTCACGCCTCCGACGGAGGTATGACGGGCAACCTATGAACTTGTCTTTTTCGTCCTGACGCATTCCCCTCACCTTTCCTTTAGAGTATGGCCGTTATCTGCTGCTTCAGCCGCATGATGAAAGTGTAATTATCCATCGGTGTGCTTTCAGTCAGCGGATAGTCCAGTATTTGTTTAATCAGCCCGCCACTTTGGTTTGTCGGTGCGGGCGCATGGGTCGTAGTTGTGGCTGGTGTCGCTGCTGCGGCATCGGCGGCGGCTTTCTCGGCTTTACGCTGGGCTTTTATCTGCTTCATCTCCTCCTGTGTGCGCTTCGGTGGCTTTATCTCGAATGTCTCCGTCCACTTATCCACTGCCTCGCTCAGTCGGTCGAAGGTTATCTCCGTGCCGTCCTGCGGTTGTGGCAATGGTATGCGGAAGGTGATGTGGTCGTTCTCTATGCCGTCGAAGCCATGGCGG